TAAATATAATATTTTTTAAATTCCGTTATTCTACTTCCAATATTGGTTCACTTGCATCTCTACCTGCCTTATTTACTCTTAATGTATTAGGATTTGTAGTAAATGTTTCAACAGGTGGTGTACCATCCAAAGTTGTCGCTGAAGTATTTTTGGAACCTCTAAAAAATGAGTTTTCCATACCTCTTGTCAAATCGGATGTATTACGATAGTGAGTTCCTAAATATCCATTTACCGGCACAACTGAAACAATACTTCCTGTTCCTGCATTGATTACCTTAGAACCAGAGAATGGTTGAATATTTAGCCTTGTCTCTGTGTAGAACGATGATGTTAGATAATAACCACCTCTTGGGTCTGCTTTACCTGTGCTTGGAATTACAAAATTGGGTTTTAATACTTCTCTACTTTTTTGTTCTGTTATTAAATCAACCTTAATTCTTTGTTTTACTCTTCTACCTTCTTTATTAAAAAAGGTACGAATTGCATGTCCATGTTCCGCATAAATACCAAATCCAACCGTTTCAAAATCTGTTTGACCAACAATTGAATTTAAATCATAAATATCTATTTCTGATAATAATGTGCCTTTACTTAATTCTGCATTTATTGTCACTTGTTGCTGATACATATCTGATTCCGTAGTTATAGAATTATCCGCATCTATTGAACTTGTAAATTGATAATTTTCTGCTAATATACTATCAACTGAAGCGGTAAATACATTTCCTTCATACTGATTATTTTGACCAGACAATATTTGACTTTCATCCGTATTAATGGTTGTAACGTATTGATTTGTTTCTGCGGTTGTTAATATATGTTGTTTAGTATTAATTAAAGATTCTTGTTGATAGTTTGAACCTGTGGGTTTTGATTGTTTTATTTTACTTCTTTCAAGAATATGTGGCTCAATCAATAAACCAGCTGTAGCTTTTACCCTTGCAGGTAACATTTTTTTAATATCTTTAAATAAAGATTCTTCGTATGATTTTATTAAGTTAATATATTGGTATATGTCCCTACCATCAAATCTTTGAAAATAATAATTTCGTAGAATATCTAAAGATTTATAATTCTCTTTGTATTCATCTGCTGGATTACCTATGTAATCATCTAAACTAATACCACCAAAAGATTTAGCTATATCTATATTCAATTCTTTTGTGGGTGAAAAAAATAATCCGACCCTATTTGTATCTATGGGAGAATTATCAAATGATTTTTTGGTAGCTCTACTTTTTACCGATAAATTAATTCCACCAGATACATCGTTTCCAAAAATATCTGTTTGTGATTCAAAACGAATTTTATTTGTAGAATATCTACTAGAACCTACATTTGGTATTTCCAAAGATATAGTTCTTTCCAATGGTTCAAAATTGTAAGGATGAGATAAACTACTACTAAAGTAATATGCAGATGCTGAAAATGATGCTGATACATTTTCCGAAAATATTGTTGAACCTGAAATAATTGAAACTGTACCGTTTTCTAAATCATTTCTTACTACTGATTGGCTAAAATAAATGTTAGTATCTACATTTATTAAAGAAGAGGTTAGCGCTAAATTTTTAGGATATTCAAAATCTAATCTAAAGAAAAGGTCTTCAGTAGAAGATGATATATGATTACCATTTATAGCTTCAGGAAAAAAGACGTGTTTGTAAAACGCAGATGATGATAATGGCGTAGACCATAAACGTAATTCATCTATACTACCACTATAATTTCCTCCAATCCAAAGCTTGCTTCCACTACTAAAATTATTACTTGTTGAAGAAGAAAATGCGTTCTCAAATATATTTCTATCATTTTCTATCTGTTTTAAATCTAACTTAATACCATAAGAACCAGTTGATAAACATATACCAAAAAACCTATCGTTAAATATTGGTAATAAAGAGGATGATACAATTGTTGTACTACCGCTATTAAAAATTACCTTTCCAAATTCACTATCACTACTCCCACTTAATTGTAGATTCCAATTGCCTGATCCTGAAAGTATTGTCCAGTTTCCTGCATATGCCGGTTTAGTAAATAATTCTATTGTTTTCGGTTTATCTCCTTTATCAGTAGTTTTCCATTCAAGTTCAATTATAGAACCACTATTCATATTAAGTGTGTACGTTAAATTATCCATAGATAATTTTGTAGTACCTACATCTTCTATATCATTAAATCTTTTCGCTGGTTCAGGACCTCCAAATTCTAATATTGTTAAGTTAGAAGATGGAATACCATAACATGCCATTAACGCATGAATACCACGCTTTGTACCTTTGTTTTTTAATAGAAAAGTTAAATTATTTAATATTCTACGCCAAATTTCATTATTTCTATCTTTTGGCGTTTTTGAATTTTTTACGTCACCATCAACATTATAACCTAAACTATATTCCCATAATTTTTTGTTTGCAGCAATGTTGTTTGCATCCCAACCTAAAGATTTTAATGTATCATATAAAAGTTTATCGGATATATCTGTTTTTTTATAACCCCTATTTCTACTTTTTTCAATAGATTTTGTATAGAAAAAAATGTTATCAAAGTGATGTCCTATCATTGAAAAAAATAAAAGTAAATTACTATTTTCTACATTTTGTAAAATATATTGTGGTATATTATTTTCTATTGAGTGTGCATTTTCTATATCAAAATTTTCTGCTTGGCTTAATATATTACTATACCAATCTAAAACAATGTTAGAATCACTATTTAGTTTACTATCACCAGTATGTGGCCAGGTTATCGAATCACTATCTGATGTTGTAAATAAAGATGATGATTGATATGCTGGTGTGTATAAAAACTTTTCAAATCCATCAAATGTTTGAATAATTTTTTCTTTTTTAATTCTTTGCCTTTCTATTTCCTGATTATATCCTAATGAAGATGTAATACTCGCATTAAATCCAACACCATAAACATTTGTAGAAGCGGAAGCAATTAATTTATCGTAAGCCTCTATTAATTGAACTTTATATACAAAATTATCTACCCTTTCTTTTGCGGAACTATAATGTACAAAATTTTGCCATTGTAAAGAACCTGTTAAATAGTTTGAACCACTATAATATTGTATATTTAAATCATCTGTATTAATACCTGATGCACTTAAATAATTTGCAACTAAAGTTGATGATGCGGAAACTGAACTACTTAATATTAAATTATCTAAAGATTCAAAATTTGTAGCTTGTCCAGATGCAAAATTATATTCTAAATTAAAATTTGGTCCCTTAATTGGTGGACACTTAATTTCATCTTGTTCATTTAATATTACTGTCTCAATTAATGGATTACTAATTAATTTTGTAATCCATAAAGTAGAATTAATTGAAATATTAGAGGGGAGTGGGGAATAAAGCTTTAAAAGTAAAGAATCTACTTTATTTTTTACAACTAAATTACCGATTTCATCCTCTACTTTTTCAGAAAGTGTCCAATCATCTTCTTCCCACGAAGAAATTATAATTTGTTCATTATTTCCAAAATTAACTAAATGTGTTAAGTATTTACTATCTGGCCCTAAATCATTTATTTTTATATTTTCAGAAATTATCTGAAATAACGCATTTTTTATTTGTGCCTCATCAAATATAATATCAGGATAAATTACAGATATCGTAACTTCATAATTATTACCTACCAATTCTTTTTCACCACCCCTATTGTAAGGAATAAATCCAAATACTAAATCTATTTTTTTACCCTGTAAATATTTAGTAATTAAGTCTCTTAAATTGACATTAAATGTACCATTAGATGGCAAGTTAGAAAATAATGGAATAATTTGTCCAGTAGTGGTGTCAATTATATAAACATCAACCGAAGTGGCTGCGAATGTTTCATAATCAACACTAAAATCTACATTTAAATCTGAAAATGTTGGTACATCTATTTGTTCTGGTGCTGTTAATTCTATTAAAGAAGGAAAATCATTTATTTGATTAAAAGTAACCAAAATTGATTTTGTTTCTCCAATTCCAAATTCATTTACTGGAACTAAATAAACTATTTTTCTACCGTAAATACCTTGAAAATCATTTTGAAATGATAGTTGTATATTGGTTGTTGATTGTAATTTTTCATTACGAATAGAAACTCTTTTAGAAACATTTGATACATAAACATCTACAAAATCTGCATTTGAAGTAATAAATCCTAATGTTATAATTTTATCATTATCCGATTCTTTAACCTCGTATGTGCTATCTGAATTTGATACATCTATAATTTTTGGTGCATATAAAATTTCATATTCAGTCTTTACAAATACAACATGTACTGTTATACCTGCTATAAGTTCTTTTCCTGAAATCTTAAAAGATTTATTTACTTTGTTCCATTTGGTAAAATCATTTGGATTTTCTTTAGCAATTTTGGTGTTAGCATAATACACACATTCATAAGAAAATAGTTCAGGTAGATTTTGTTCATTTAGTTTAATTCTAACTGTTTCATAATTTTCTACAATGTTAATATTAACATATCCAAGAGATGTATTTGCTACATCTGTTTTTTTGTTATCTAAATTACCATGACTTAACTTAACAAAATCAGAATCTAAAATATCATTTCTAACATCTACAATTTGGTAATTACATCTTATAAATTCTCCAAGTTCATTTGTATAATTTGAAGTAAATTCTATATTGTAATCACTTATTACAGGAGGAGGAGGGTCAATTTCTCCATCATATTCTAATTCATATATTGGACATTTTTGACCGTCAATATATTTTTTTGTCCATCTAAATCCAGGCGGTGGTGGTGCTAAATTTGGTTCTGGGCAATCAGCATCTACAGGATCGTCAATATCAATCGGCTCCGGCTTTTCAAATTGAAAATTTAATCTAATAACACTATCAGTTATTCTTTGTATCGTTGGTGGTTTTGGTTCATATTGGCCAGATTGACTATTACGTGAAAATTCTTGAATTGATATTACCTCTTTATATTTTATATCTAATAAATCTTTTGGATTATCATTTGGTATATCAGGGTCTAGAGGAGAAATATCAAATGTTGTATTCCTCCTCCTACTAAATGTATTTACTAAATTTTTATCACCACCTCGTGGAACAGGTCCTAGAATTGTTTCTTTTATACCACCAATCTCTGTATCTGTTAAATCCGGAAATGCTTTTTTAATTTCAACTACAAAATAGTTTTTTGGACTTTTACCTTCTCTAACAACTGTATATTTCCTTCTATTACCAAATTTAGTACTTGGTTCGTATCCTATTTTGATACTTTCTCCGTAACCCGCATCTACATCATCCTGTTTAAAAAGGACTGTTTCTGGTGCATTTAAATAGACGATAATACTACCTTTAGGTTCGTATTTAGGTGGAGGAGGTCCATCCTTCGGTGGGTAGTCAATTTCCTTATCCTTCGGTGGGCCGCCACCAGTTCCCCCACCACCTAAATCAGGCGGCGTATCTCTGACACCACCAGTACCGCCACCGCCACCGGTGCCGCTACCGCGGCCGCCGTCACCGTCACTTAGGAAATCAATCCTTTCTTTACCTTCGCCAGTGCCAAACGGGTCATTAGGGTCAAACTCTCTACTTCTTCTACTCATTTACTTTTTTTATAAATATTTTTATTCCATATTTTGAAATTCTCTAGGGCCTACAATATTTGTGCCATCTCCGAGATAATCAATTGGATTGGTAATACCATTACCTCCACCACCTCTAGGGTTACCTACCCCACCACCACCACTAAATCCACCCCCACCAGCTGGTGTAATATCTGGTTCTTCTTTTGGTGGTGGTAATATATCAATAGGAGGCTTATCATCCTTTGGTGGCGGTGGTAAATCTACTATTGGTATTGGTTTTGGTTTTATATCTTTTTTTGGTGGAACTTCCGGTGTCTGTATTATTTCTATCGGGTCAACCTTAATAGGTGGCGGTGGTAAATCTACTATTGGTACTTTTATTATTGGTGTCTCTTTTGGTTTTTCCTCAATCTTTTTAATTCTTTTAGTATCAAATACAATTTTGACATCACTAACAGGGTTTTTAAATAATCCCAAAGTATCTGATATGCTTTTTTTAAGAGCAATTTTTTCAAATTCTCTTTCTTTTCTTTTTATTGTAATATCACGTCTTTTTAAAAAAGACATATTAATTGAAATACAATTAGCTAATATATTTTGAATATCTCCTAATATAATTTTAAAATCATACCTTTCACAATTATCAAAGCGAATTTCTGATGGTTTACCGAAGGAACTATCACCTATTGTATAATAACGATTCTCTAAATAGTAAGTTACTGAAGTTTTAAAATCCGAAAATATTTTATTTCTTAAATCAGCAAACTTTGTTAATCCAAAATCTTTTTTAAGTATTCCAAAAAAATCTTTACCGAATTTAGTTTCTAAAGCGGTATCGATACTTTCTAAATATTGGCTTTGATATAAATCTAAAGAATTTAGAATATCTTTTTTATAAAAAGAAAAATCTTTTGTTAAATTATTAATATCGTTAAATTCTTTATTATTTTTTTGATTTATATTTTCAAATTTTGTCTGGAGGGGTAATATTCTAATTTCTTCTCTTGAGGGTGATATTTCGTGAATCCAAACTTTTTCTAATTCATTATCAGAACCAACTTTATTTCTTACAAAGTTTACATTAAGTTTTAAAATTCCATTTGTATAACCCAAATCATTCAATAATTTTTCTGCATTAATAGCTAATTCTTTTTGGCCTTGCTGATTTGTAATGTTGTACATATATTCAGCTATATTTTGTGACTTTATGTATGCGACATTTTGACCCGATTTTTGAGGTAATAGATTATTATTAACATCATAAATGGAAACCTCCATAACATCATATTTACATACGCCAAAATCTGTTTCCTCTTTTTCATTTTTTGTGACAATAAAAAAATCTTTGGCTTGTATAAACTGCCCTTCATTTTCGGTTTTTAATTCAACCTGTTCAAAGTTTGTATATTTTTTAATACCCATAATTTTTATTCATATGATCTTGGATGCTGTATAATAATTTGTGTTTTATATTCTTTACTCTGTTCAGTCCCATCGGATGTTTTTTTAACAGTAATTGTTAGTGTGCCGGAATAAGATACTGAACTATCTCTTTTTTTATACTTGCAACCACCTGGTGTGATAGTTAAAGGTAATTTTTCAGTTTGGCCAGCCGCTATGTTAAAATTAGTTCTAGGTATGCTAAACCATTTTTGGTTTGAAGTAAACCCACTGGATATTGTTATTTGTACTTCTTTTGTATCATTATTTACAATAGTAATTTCTTTACCACATATCCATTTTGAATTATCGTTTAAATTGTTAATCCTACCATCTAAGTCAGGAAATTCTGCTTTTTCTTTTTTAGGTGTAACATTGATTGCAACAGCACCATTTACAACATCTGCTCCACTTGCTAATGCTACGTTTGCGGTAGATTGTTGAATAGCCTGTTGTTGTTGTACTGCACCCAATTGTGATTGTAATCCCTCAATAATAGAATTTAAGGAATCAATTTGTTTTATTAATGCATTAATTTGTGCTTTAAATCCTGTATTTTGTGCCTGTAATGATGCCCTTAATACCGATTCATCAACAGATTTTTGTAAGGAAGTTGCAATTTGGCCGGAAAATTCATCTATTGTTTTATTTATAGTATCTAATTGATTTACAAGTGCATCGTTTGATTGTTCAATAAATAATCTTTCATTTATTTCCGTTTGTACTCGGGCTTCTAAATCCGATATAGTTATATTTAGATTGGCAACCGTTGATGTCAAATCGGCAACTTGCTTTCTTAAATCTTCATTTTCAAAAACAACTTCATCATATAATGGTTTAGGTACTAAATCTTTTACCAAAGTTGGTATATTTGGTTTTAATTCTTTAAGATTTACATCTATAGCTTTTTTTAACTCTATTTCATCAATTTTTGGTTTGTTTAGTTTTTTAAAAACCAGAGATGATGCAGGGTTGTTTTTTTCAACAAAGTTTATATTAAATTGGGTTCTAGCAATAGCTGCTGAACCTGAAATACCTAAAATTTCTTCAAGTCTTTTTTCTCTTTCCTCTTGCAATCTCAATGCTATAGCTTCTAAATTTGTCATTATATAACATCAAATATTAATTTGTCATCAATTATTTTTGTAACATTATTTACTGTAACTTTTAATTTAAGTCTATAACTTCTGTTGATAGGATATGTGGATGTATCTAAAAAGAAGTAATTTGATTTTGCATCACAACTTATTTTAGAATATTCACCAAATGGAATAATTACCTCATTTGTTCTATAATCTTCAATTTGATAAAAAGAAGAAGTTGGTAAAAATTTTGATTGGTCATACTCAAAAGTAGAAGTAAAAGATTTTGTTGGATAAATATCCCTACCTTTAACCCTAATTTTAGATTTTGTACCTTGTAAATATTCTTTCTGTAAATTTGTTACAACTATTTTAGAGTTATCTAAAGCATCATTAATACTTGAACCTGTAATTGGTGATAAGGAACCTGTTATAAAAGAACTATCATTCCAAATTAATTCTAATTTTGGTTGGTAGATTGTATTTGTTTCTTTTGAGAAAAATTTTAAAACACCATAATCTACTGTATCGTTTTCTGCATCTATGCTATGTCTTACTATAAATCCATTATTTGGTAGAGAACCACTAACCCATTGGTGTATAATGTTTGTAACATCCATTCTAACATCATCCGGCTCGTAGTAATAAGATTGTGTTGCTGAACCTGTAATATACCAAGTCCCACCTTCTGCGTTTGCGGAACCTGTTGTACCACTTGCAAAAACAGCAGTTCCTCCGGTCACATTGTCTTGCCACTTTGCAACACCATTTCTATATTTCCAACTTACACCATCAGTAGTAATATTATCAAATTTGGTGCCTGTACCCATTATCCAACTTTGAGAAACGGCATTTGCATAGATTGAATATTCTAATGGAATTTCGGAAGCGTTTGCTGAACGTAAATTTAAAAAGACATACCAGCTACCTGTAACTTCATTTTCAATATCACTTTTGAGTGAGCCGGTATCAAATTTAATTAAAGTTCTAGCTATATCTTTAGTAGAACCATAGTAAAGTTTACCAACCTCTAATATCTCATCTCTACCTGCGTTTTGTTCAGGTTGTTGTAGGTAGATACTGGCATCGTATGATGATGTATAAAATTTATGCATATTATAAAGCTCTTCCTTTTATATCTTTGTTTGGAAATTTGACTTCAAAAACACAAGGGTCTAAAGATGGATATATTATCTTATCTTTAGTCGCCTCATCTATATTGTATTTATTTGGTGAGTACCCGTCTCCACCATCTCCACAAATATTATATATCCTAATGGATGGTACACTTAATACTCCATCGATATTTGCAATTAATAATTCTATTTCTGATATAATAATTGGTTTATTAAATGTCCAATTATCAATATTGAAATACTCTTGCAATTCTGATAAGCAACTTGCTAATACCTCTGTTTTATTGTAATTAGCGTAAGTAATTATTTCAAAATCAATTCCAATATTTACAATAAAACCATCAATAATATTTACACCATCTGTCAACATTCTATATTCACCTAAATAAGTTTTAAGATTTTCTCTGACTGCTACATTTATATTTCTAAGTTTTTTATTATCATCATATCCTAAAACATACATGTTAATTGCAAAAGGATTATTCTGTTCTGTGACTCCTCCTCTTTTTTGTGATAAAAATTTTACTAATTCTCTTTGTATATCACCTTTTGATAAATCTTTGATTGATTCAACTAAATTAGTAAATTCTTGTAAATTTTTAGGATTAGCAAGTATACTTGCGGGAGAATTATTATCTAACTCACCATCGGCGGATACACAGACTTTTGCTACACTACCATATTTAGCTGGCATAGATAATGCACGAACAACATAATCTTGTTTAGTAACCGCTCTATTTTGAGAACCAAACATTGCCAATCCGTTTTGCCTAATTTCTTCTATTGATTCTTCATCCCTACCTCCGGTAGCAGATTCTAAATTATTTACTACCAATGTTTCTTTACCCGCCTGGTATCCTGGTAGAACTGCAGAATCTATTGATAATAAATCTTCATTATATTCAATACGTGTTATTTTATTTAATTCTTGACTATTTACATTTGAAGAAATTCCTCCACCTACAAGATATTTTATTGTAAGGGATTTACCTGCCGGAGCAATACCGAATGTATTTGTTTTTAGAAAATTTGCCGGGTCAATACCTGTATTAGTTCTTTGTATTGAATTAGCTAATCCTAATCCGATATTTTTTGTATTAGGTAAAATAACATCATCACTTAAACTTACATCACCACTACCAAATTGTAATTCTATGGTATTATCTGCATTTATTTTTGTAGAAAATCTACGAGGGACTTTTTTAACCTCCAATATGTATGGAACATCTAATGAATGACTTGCCAGATTTTCATTTGCATTTGTAGTTTTATTTTGCCTATCTATAAAAATACTTTCTTGTGCCAAATATGGTACTTCATAATATTCATTCCCCTCAGCGTCTTTTACTGATACTATTGATATTATATTAGTTTCTTCTAAATTTATGGTTGGGTATTCCGTATCCCCAACTGGTAGATTTGCTGTTGTCGATATTTCGGTAGCAGATATTGCTTTTACTTTTTTTGTAATTAAAAAATATGTTGGTGCTCCTGTTGTTAAATTTCTTTCATAAACATCGATTTCTCTATCATTTTTGTTTGAAAAATCTATTTCATCTATTGCTCTAAATATAATTCCAGAATTTGAAGATACCTCCATACCTTCTTTTATTTTAACATAATATCTGCTATCTGGTGCTGGATTTGAACCGTTTCCATCGGATGGAACAAGCATATACATAGTTAAAGTTGTAATAGCTGGTGAAGTTACTTTGGGTTTGTAACCAAACGATTGTGCTATTGATAACAAATTTTTTCTTTCTGTCGCATGATTTAATAAAGATTCTTTTAATTGAATATCTTGATAAAATGATAATACATCACCAATATATGATGCCATTTCAATAAATACCATTCCTGGAGAAGCATCATTAAAATCAGAATAGGTGTTTGGAAAATATGTTTTTGTAAAATCAATTAAATTTTCTTTAAATGAAGAAAAGTCTTTCCCCACATAATTTATATCTTTTTGATTATTTTTAAAATTTCTATTTAATGTTTTAGATGCCATTATTATTTATTATTTTACAACTACATTTATATTTTCTCTCATATTCGGATTTGATACCAATGAAAAATTTATCTCTAAAGAAATTCTATTTTTATCTATATCTTCATCCGTATAATCAAATATTATTTCATCAATATTAATTTCTGGTAACCAAAAGGAAACAGCATCATTTATTACTCTCTCTATTTCTGAATCAATTACTTCTCTATTAATTGGTTCGAAAACTATTTTATGTATATCACAACCAAATAAAGGTTGCATTACTCTTTCTCCTTTTCTTGTTAATATAAGATTTATTAGATTATTTTTAATTTGTGTCAATGTAGTATAATTTACAGAAAAAGGACCATTGGAATTAGATGATGTATTTATACCAATACCCAATACTTTAAAATTATTATTTTTTAAATCAGCTACATTTACTTTACCTAATTCAATTGCCATTTTATCTTAATCCTTTTTGTTTTTCTTGTTTTATAAATACTTTTGTCAATTGTGTATAATCTTTATTTAATGCCTTTTGAATTGCATCTAATCCAGCATTACCAGTTGAGGGTAATTGTTGTGGAGTAGATTGTTCTCTGTAATCCATAGTTTCCCAACCATCTTCTTCATATTTTTCGGGCTGCATCATATCTAACACAGAACTTTCATTCATCATGCCACCCTCTGCTCTTTCTTCTGCCGTAAATGGTGTTGTATTATTTAAAACCTCATTTAACATTTTATTGTTAGTAAAATTTTTTACAGGTCTATTGATTGCTGCTTGTGTGTTTTTTACAAGTCTTTTCTTAGTTTCTGTCATCTCCATTAAAGATGTTCCCTTTTTTTCTTTGTTTAATGTAACTGCTCCGGATTTAATCAGTTTTGCCAATTCTTCTTTTACTTGTTGTTTTACTTCGTTTTTGACAACTTCTTTGATTAATCCGACTAATAATTTCGAATCCATAATAATTGTTTTAAATAAATATTGAAAGTTAAAATTTAATTAGGGTACTATATAACCAACCCACGGAATAACACCTGGCGCAGGTGGTGCCGGTGGTGGATATTGTGCTAATACTATATAAAGACCACTAACGGTTGATAAATGAATTTTTGCAGCCGTTATAAATGCATCTAAAAATATAGATGAATTATTACTTGGGGGAACAGGTATTGGTGTCCAACTACCAGGATTTAAAACTAATCCTTGAGTAAGTGCTATACTTTTGATAGCACCAGGCGGTGGGATAATGGGTGGTATTGGCATTAATAAACCGCCTGTCCAATATGAAATTATTGCCGGGCCTATTACATCTAATAGTGTTGTGGAATTTGATTTTTGGGTTTGAGACAAAAATAAAATTAGCTGAGCCTCCATTGCTGATGTGTTTCCTTTCATTAATGGAATAGGACTTATTGTTTCTTTTCCTGATTTTATAGCCGTATCATATGCTAAAGTAAATGTTTTTGCAAACCCGGCCATATTGTTTCCAAATGCGTGTGATTGCATCGCTGGCAGTAAGGTTGATTTGAAAATACTCCATGACATTAGTTCTTACTTAAAAAGTTTTTAGCTGCTAATATATTTTTTAATTTAGATTTGATTTGATTAAAAGTTGCTATATTTGTAGGCCCTGTCGCAGATGGACCGGCTGGAGTTAAGTAAATTTGTTTTGTAATTGCATCTATTAAATCTTCTAATACTTTTACCAATTCACCACCCAGTACCATTTTTTGTACAGCTGCACCGGCATCACCCTCCCCTTTATCTTTTCCCAAAAATATTTTACCGTTATCTGAATTTAAAAAAATTT